AGGAAAGCCTTCCGTTTTCTGATACGCATCATCAATGTTTTCAAGCATCGTATTATGGATGCTATCAACACTATAATTCGAATTCATGTTCTATCTTCACCTCTTCCCCTGTATTAGTAACTACTGTGAAATAAAAAATACCAGCATTGAATTGCCAATCTTTGACAACTACAACGCATGGTACTTTATTTATGATGCCTTCGGTTATTCTTCTTTTTATTTCGGATACTTTATATGCTCGTGGCAATCTGTACCCTAATAGTTTAGTTAGATCTAACCCAAAGCTATCGGAATAGATTAAGTATTTTTTCATTTCAGTGCGAATAAATAACTCAATCCATTGTTTTATTGCTTCAATCTGTGTATCTTCTACGTTTCGACCATCCTCAAATATAAAACGATGTGTTTTATAGTCGAATTTAAATGACCTCCCCACTTTATGTTGTGCGTTTGTAGCAGTTTTAGTAGATTGAATGGAATTGGTGAAGTTGTAATCTGTAGGAAACATCATACCCCCTCTTTCACAATATCAACGATAAAGAAGTGTTGCTCGTTTTCATCTGGAATAACAAGTACTTTATCGCCAGCCTTCCATAATTCATTAAGCACTATCTTACCTTCGCCCTGTGCATCGTAATCAGATTTAGGACCAGCTGGGCATCCTTTATGTGTCATTTGTCCACTATGTCTATAAGAGTATGTAGTGATATGGTGAATTAGTTGAAAACATACATAACCATTAGATGCATCTATCAAAAACTTACCATCTCTAATAGCTACCTTCCATGGCGAAGTACTAATAACCTCCCCCAAACAAGCACCTATCCGTATAGGGTTTGTACGTGCTTTAAACATAGATGCCATTTGACTGTGCCATTCTTCCATATATACCCCCCCTATGACATTCTAATTACTTTAGATGGTGCTTCGTTCGTGTGCCATGCATTATTAGCATCGGAGTAGAACATAGCATGACCTTTACTGCTACTATTACCAAAAACACCACCAGCACCATCAGAGATTACAACATGATCATTGTTGCCATACACTAATATATCGCCTTTCTTAGCATAACCATCAAAGGTTTCTACTTTATATCCAGCGTTTTGGGCATTACCAACCAATGTAGGTACATCCGCTACCCCCATGTCTGCTTGCTGCTTTAAGAATGGACTGTAATAAGAACCAGCTTTTACCGCTACATCTACGCATCCATTATCACGATATACGCTTTCGTATCCGTTGAGTGCGTTCATTCCAACATCAACCTGTGTTGCATTAGCGGTGCTATTTGTAGCATTAGGTGTAACAGTTGTAGTAGTGCTTGTCGCATACTTACTTGTATCAAGTTCTTTAGTTACACGTTTTAGATCTAATGTCATAGTATGATTAACTCCATAATTATGCTTGCAGTTTTCTACTATGAATTTATCATGTATGTCTACTGTATAATCATCAATTATAATAATGCGACCACTCCTTACTGTATCATCACCTAATAATGTTAGGTTTAGCTTTTCAGCTACCTTGTTGGTATCTTGAATGGTTTTCTTAGCAATTTGAGCAGTCTGTGCTTGTTTCTTATCATCAACTTTAACAATTTTCTTAATTAAGCCGTATTTTTTGATGCTTTCATCATCTTGAATGGTGGACTTAACAGATGTACTCTTTTCTTTTTGAGATATAGCTACGATACTATTTCGCATATCTTCCATGCTTAAATCTCTTGAGTAATTATTGATAGGTTGAGTGATAACCTTATCTAGCACTAAGTCTTTGTAGTCCTCAACGTGTATCTTGCCATCTCGGTATTCTAAGCGGTATTTATATCCAGTTTCCTCTGTAGCTTGCTTGATAATATCCTTAATAACATCAGATACTGTTTCACCTTGATATATCTTCTTGATATTAGTCTTAATATCAGCCACATTACCTAAAGGCACGTTGTTTTCACTACACACCTTTTTGATAGCTTCAAGACCACTAACACCATTAAACTGAATTTCTATTTCTGATTTATTGAGATAAAAGCAGTAATCAAAGCAAGTGTAACTATATTTGTTAGCACCGCTTTGTTTTTCTGCTACTACAATACCTTGAAATACTACTTGTTCCTGTTGCTCTTCGTTAAGCTGCGTTGTAGCACTCTTGTTATTGTTGCTTAATTGGTTGCTAAACTCAATCTTGCCACCAATAGCGATCCGTGTATCCATAAGGTTAAAGTCAAAAGGGTTATCTGCTAAATCAAAGGTAAATTCTTGACCTAATGTATCAATACCATCTGACCTTTGATAGTTATTGGTATAAGCGGTAATTTCACGAGTTTCAGTAACATCTTTACCATCTTTATCTTTAGTTGTATTTGTATACTGTAACTTCATTTCTTAACCGCCTTACTATCAGTACCCTTATTTTCGCCACCAGTCAAAGATTGAGCCGTAGTTGATGTATTAGTATATACATACTCTTCAATTCCTATTGTGGCCTTAATATCGCCAATTTTATCGTATGTGTAGGATAAATCATTAATGACACATGGCATATTAAGTATTTCATTGCCATCAGACTGAATAATGCATATCCGCATCACGGCTTTCATTTGTCTTTGTGCTTGAAAGAATTGTAAGCATTGCAAGCCGTCTGTACCATTACCACGAATAAAAGAGTAATCTTTTCCAACTGGTAATAGGATATTGTCTAGGCTTAATGTTCTAAGTCCTAGCGGTCCTATTAGCTTAATATCACCACGCAACCCATTAAATGTTTCGTTTGCTTGCGGTTCACTAATCGTGGGTAAAGGATTGGGTACTACAGGTAATGTAATGTATTCATCTGTCAATTCAGAGTGAAATACAATATCTGTAGTCGGTTTCTTGTCTAAGTAATCTAAGACCTTACCAACTAATCCGTGTGATAGTTTGTCAGCATACTGTGTGGCTCGTGTAATTGCTAATTTTTGCAATTCAGCTTGTTTAGATTGTATGCGTTGTTGCATTATCTTCTTTGCACCGTCTTGAAAATTCACATTACACCCCCTACATATTACCCATAGCTAACATCACTTTATCGGTAACGTGTCTACCGCACGCATCCATGAAATCTTCATTACCAATCACATTGCCTTGTACTGTTACATTGACTGTTATATTACCACGGCTACTTGCTAACTGTTTCATGCTTTCATCGTGTGGAATTACTTGTGATCCATTCGGTAGATTGATAATTTCGCCACGTTGATTTTCGTTGACATATGTCGCTCCACCTTTCCAGTACTCAGTACCAGTATTGTTATATAGCCATGCTCCACCCTCTTTGATAGAGTCGATTTTCTCACCAGCCCATTGCAATTTATCTTGAACCCATCCAAGCACATTTTCTGCAACAGATTTTATAATTCCAAAGTATCCAGTAAAGATTTGGACTAACCCACTAAAGGCCATATCCCAATTGCCTGTAAATACACCAACAATAAAATCAATGATACCGTTGAATATTTGTTTAACACCGTCAAGTATAGGACTCATAATCTCCATAAATCGGTTATAAATAGGTGTAACCACCTCTATAACTCCGCTTACGAACTCAACGCATCCACTTACTAGCGACTCCCACAACTCTGTGGCATAGCTTGAAATTGCATCCCATACAGATAACGCAACTTCCTTGACTGTTTCCCAATTGTCAATTAACAAGTATAAGGCAATTGCTACTGCGCTAATTGCAAGTAAAATGGGGTTAGCCATCATTAGCATACTTAACACCCTTACAACTTTTATTACAGTCATAAAGGCATTAAATATAGAAACCAGAATAGGAATTACACCAGCTATTACATTGAAGGCAACGAAGCCAGCAACAATTACTTTAAGCACTGGTACTAAGAAGCCTAAATTTTCAGTACACCACTTAATCACACCGCCAACAGTAGATAGTACGCTTTTAACTACATTCATACCTTCTGTTAGATTTGTCTTAATTGTTTCTTTGTTTTCTGTGATAACCTGTGCAATCCATGTGAAAGCACCACTAAATGTGTTAAATATATCTTGAATAACTGGCGCAACTATTGGCATGATTGTGCTAACCATATCAATAAAAGCTTTTTGCATAGGTAATAGACCTTTACCAATCGTAGCCATTAATGCTGCTTGTTGGTTCTTCATCCGTTTTAGTTGTCCATCTGGTGTATTAGCTAATATTTCATTCTGTTTAGAGAATGTACCATTAACTACTTCATTGATAGCAGCCAATCGTTCTGCTTCTGTACCATTCTTGATGATTTCCTTTTGTACTTCTGTTAAAGGTATCTTCATCTTGGTTAAGCCAGCTACATCGCCATTAAACGCTCTGCCGATTGCCTGTGATGCTATCTGTGCATCTTCTGCCGTAGCATTGATACCAAATTTACCAGCAACAAGATTTGTTAATGCTTCCGATAAACCTTCTACTTTATCTACAGGAACATTCCATTTATTAAGCTCTTGATACCCAGCACGAATAGTGCCAGCGGAGATAACCCCTACCTTGCCCCATTTGGCAGCATAATCATTTAACTGCTTTTGTGCAGCATCTAGCGACTCTGCAGATTTATCATACAAGGAATTGTTATTGGCCAAGCTATTACGCAATAATGTTTGAGATAATTCCGCACTCTTAGCTACATCAAGTGCTTTCTTGCCGTAGTCAACTATTGCGCCAACACTAGCAAACGCACCCAAGCCTGACATAGCCAGTCCCATCTTGCCGATGCTACCAGCAATACCTAAGAATTTGTTATTAATTCCGTTACCAAAATTACTTAACTTATTCTTCATGGCTACCATTTTGCGTTCTGTGTCTTTGGCACTATCCCCAGCCTTCTTCATAGGTGCAGTAAATTGGTCTTTAAGACTAAGTAATACGTTAATACTTTTAGCCATTATTGCCCCTTTCTAAATCTTCGCATTATAAAACGTGCGTTCTAATGGATCTAATGCAAGTAATGAGGATAATGTATGGCCCTTCTGCATATAATAGCGGAACATTGTTAGTTCCCTGTCCGCTCTTATTGCTTTTTTACCTCTTCAACTGGATTAGAAATACCATACATATCCAAAATAGCTTCACCTAATGCAGTAATATCTTCTACGCTATCGTTTAATACTTTATATACTACATCCGTAGGTTCTGCACATTCGTATTTCTCTTGTAATTCTTTATTCTTAAACAAAGGAACACATGCATAGATAAGTTGTACCATCGCATCCATCACTGTGGACAACGTAGCATCCTGTTTGATTTCATCCATAATGCGTAACACAGTTGGTAATGGTTGATGAATTACCGTCAATTCACCGCCTAAACCTTTTACATATACATCTTTAGATTGAAAACCCTCTTGCATATTGCGGTTAAGCAAATCTTCAAGTTGTAATTTAGCCATATTTTATCCACCTCACATTAAAATTTAAGGCGATGCACTAAGCACCGCCCATATATTAAAGAATTAAGTCTAAGTAGTTGTAATCAGCAAATTTGAAAGGATAACTTTCTTCTTGTACCTTTTTGTTTTCAAAACCATGTGTTAGTTCATCCAAAGTAACACCAGTTAATTCGATGCGTTCAGCACCATTTACATCTGGATCTGTTAATTTAGATACAATTTTAATATCTGGTACACTACCATTTTTAATTTTGCCAGCAATCTTTTGCGCCACACGGCTATCGATTTTGTGAAGTACTAAGGTGCCAGCACCTTCAAACCCCACCAATCGTTGGTGTACACCCATTTCGCCATTAATGTCTACCGCTTCATATTTAAGGGATATTTTAGCTTCAAAAGATTTAACATTTGCATATAATTCGCCATCAATCCATACCTTACCGAATTGGCCACGCAAGATTTGATTATGAATGTCTTTACTTGCCATACTTTACCCCCTTATTCCATAGTAATTTGGAAGGACAAATCTTCCATAGCATCCAAGATTTTAACTTTAGCAGCAACGAATACAGTAGATTTGAAGGACATTTCTTTAACTTTCGCTTCATCCCAATCTTCCGCTTCTGTTTTACCAACAGATAACCATGCTAGTCTTTGGTTTTCTACATCCACGAATGCATGATTATCATATTCTGGATCTAAAATTTCACCATTAGTAACTTTAGTTAAAGATTTGAAATATGCATTTACGGAAGAGATAAATAAGTATTGGTTATCCAAGTGGTTTTTATACTTGCCCACATAGTACTTTTTAAATGTGGAGTACAAATCCTCTTGGATTAAGTCCATAGACTCAACAATAATGATTTTACGCATATCTTCTGTATCAGTAGATGTGAATGTAGTCAATGTATTAACACCACGGCCCACACGCACTACGTTATCTTCATCATCGTTGATAAGAAGCAACCAACCTTCATCAGTCCACTTATTTACATCTTTTTCTGCAGTAATATAAGAGTTATCCACATAATCTAAATCTTCCAATTCGTAGTATGTAATGCTACGGTTCATTGGTAAGTTAGCCAAAATGGATGTAATACGTGGTAAGTAATCAGTCATTTTGACATTAGTACCAGCTTCCGCATCAGCTTCATGTACAAAATTACCTTTCATATTTACAACGTGTTTATCATCCGCCACCGCTACATTAGCAACTACGCATTTAACCTTACGGCCTTTAGAAATAACATTACGGCTTTTTGTGTAAGATACTAAATCTGTTTGCCATTCTGCTACTGTAGTACAAGCCCAGTTATATTTAATGCGGTCTAATACTTGTTTAATATCTGCAAATGCAGTTGTTTTAGATGGAACGTGTAACACTACCACCTTATTTACATTTACATAGAAACAACGCTTCAACAATTTAATTGTATCGGCATTGTATTTTTTATCGGTAATGTCTGCTTCAAATTTGAATACATCATAACCAATTGTAGTTTGTTTATCGTCTTTAACGATAACTAATGCAGTACCACGTTCGGAACGTAGCACGGCAGATACCGCCTTTTGAAAGAATACGATATCAATATTTGGTAAGCCAATCGCCATATTCTGCTCCTTTTACCCATTAAAAATAGCACCCATACATGGTGGGTGCTATAACTATTCTTCCGTTGGCTCTTGCAACTCTCCGTTGACGGCCAATTTTTCCATGTAAGGTGCATCTGCTTCTGGTCTGTTTTGATAGATCGTTACATCAAAGTTAGTGATATATGACATATCAGCCTTATTGATTGTTTCGACTATATCAGATGCAGTTATACTAAATCCATCAGCTACGCTAACAGGCATTGCTAACATCTCACGCAAACTTTCCCTTGCTTTGAGTAAGTTAAGATAACCAATCTCACGCTTTTCATTAAAGTAGTAGATATAGATATTAAGCGTATCACCTCTTAGGATTTCACCTATATCTTCATTGTTAAAGTCTACAACCTCAATAAAAAATGATGGCCTAGTAAATCCCTCTGAAATATCCCTATCATTAACATCACATTGAAGCAGTTCTCTGCACTTTACTGTTAATGCTTTTACTATTTCAACTGCAGTTATCACTAGCCTAAACCTTTTTCATTAAGCATCTTATCAATAAATTCTTCAGCTAACCCTTGATATTCTGACGGAAAGGCTTTTGCGGTTTTACCCATTACATTCTTTCCTCTAACAAATGCTTCCCCTGTGTTACCAACTATCAATTTAGGTTTACCCTGTGCAGTATGACCTAACATCACATGGCCATGTTCAACTAACCATGCGTGCGGTGCGGTATTTTTAACACGCACTTGCCACTCATCCTTACCATACTTATACGCTCTATCACGTTTAAGGCCTTTGATAAGGTTTTTAGTGCCTTGTGTAGTACCGCTTTTATAGTTGTTTTTAGCATTAGCTTTTAGCTTATTGCCAGCACGTTGCAGGAAGTTCTTTGTATCTTTCGGAAAGTCTTTAGTCGCTAGGTCTAGCAACTCTTGAGAAAACTCACTTAAACCTTCTGTTTCAATATCAACACCCATCAGATTACTACCTCTGTAAATATTTCAAGTCGCTCTTTATTAAGATATGGATCCATAACATACAAGATGCTATATTTCTGTCCCTCAATAATTAGCCACATATCTGGTTCAATATCATTGCGATACCTACACACTACCTTATGTGTAGTTCTAGCAAGTGTAGTTTCTGCCGTTCTACCACTTAATAGACCGCCAGTCTGTGGAATAACACCACAATGCATATTGCCAATAACTGTATCAACAATAGGATATTGACCTAATTCATTCATAGTAGTTGATTTTCTGTTAGCGTGAATTTCTGCTTGATGTTGTAATAGAGTGCTTAATCTACCTTTTCTATACATAATTTCACCTATAATAAGTTCATTGAATACTTATCTAAGATAGCTTGTGCCGTAGGATTTACCACCGCATTTTCAACGGCTGTAAATGTACGATTATCGTAAAATTCACCACATAAACTTAATACGGCAATAGGCATATCTTCATAATCATCAAGTGTAGTCTTATCAGCTATTCCCATATATGTCATGCAATAGGAAATTGCTGCAGATAATACCATGTCTAAAATAGGTTTAGTATCGGCTGTAACATCAACACGAATATAGTTCGATACAATATCAAGATTTAACTCACTAACTTTCATGTTTACTCCTCTGCTTCAGCCTTTTTGCTTTTGGTTTTAGATTGTTTTACAGGCTCGATGTAACCAGCTTGCAATAGATCATTGATGATTACCTCGTCTGTATACTCAACAATGCTACCAAGTGGGGCAGATACTACCCCACTATAACCAACTAACACCTTATACTTCATGACTATTAAGCCATTGTCAATGTAGCAATGCGTTGTTCGTCAACGATTTTGCCGTCAACTTCAATATAACCAGCTACACCAACTGCATATTGAGTATAGAAGCGTTCTTGCAATACAGAAATTTCAGAGTTTTCACCGCTGATTTTTGTAGCATAACCTTTAAGGTCAGCATAGATTGCAACTTTTTTCTTAGTAGCGATTTTAGGCATATTATCAGACTCGTAAACAGGACGGCCCAACAATGTGTAGCCATAACCATTTGTAAGGTCTTTATTTAACAAGTATTCGCCTTGTGCGTTTTTCAATTTAGCACATGCTTTGAATGTTTCAGGGTTCATGATGAACACACCATTACCACGATATTGTTGAGGTACTTTGAATTGAAGTTCAATCAAATCATCAGCAGTAATTGCAGTTGCACTAGCAGTAGTTACTGTGTTTTGAGCGTTCAAAAGACCTTGGATTTTAGCAGAACCATTAATCATTTCGTTTTCTAAGAATACAACGATTGCTTCTGCTACTTTAGTTACAACGTAGTTTACAATGTCAAAACCAGCGTTATTGATTAAGGATTTGGATACTTTAGTTAATACACCTACTACATTGCCTTTCAATGTAACTTGTTTGAATTTACCGCTAGTGCTTTCAAGTTCTTGGAACTCACCAACATATGCACAAGTAGTTTTAGATGTGCTTTCATCTTCAACTGCGAATACCAAATCACCTTTTACATCGTAGAAATCAGAGTTTTCGATGATTGGAGCAATGCGTTTAACAGTACCAATTATACGTTCTGCGATTGTGGATGGAATTACCACGCCATTATCGCCTTTAGTAAGGTTTACATCTGCACGAGTTTCAGTATCTGCAAATGTAGTTTCACCACTACGCAAGAAGTTAGCGAACGCACGTTCTTCTGCCATTGCCATTGCTTTTGCATCAGTTTTAGCTGGTTCTTCATCATCAGATACAGACATTAAGGAGCGTTCTTCTTTTGCAAGTTTTAATGTTTTATCAATGTCTGCTACTTCTTTTTGTAGACCTTCGAATTTTGTTGTTTCTTCTTCATTAAGGGCACGAGTTTCTTCATCTGCCACTTTAACAAGGTTGTTCATTTCTTCAACCAAACCATTACGTTTTTCAATAAGTTTTTTTAAATTCATGCTATCCTCTTTTCTTCGCATTAAAAAAGCACCCACATATGGTGGATGCTAAGCATTAAGTTCTTTTAAAATGTCATGATATTTCTGATTGCTGGTTTCTTCTTCATCATCAGTCTTACGTTCTTCAATATCATATTCCAATGCACCTGTTGCAGTTTCGTTAGATCTACATTCTAATAAATCTTCACCTTCATCTGCTCGTACGTTGATAGATGTTGCAATATATGCTGGGTTCACAGATAAAATACTAACTTCACTTACATCAATAGCTTTCAGCGTGCGTACTTCAGGCATATTCTCCTGTTTATCCCACGCATCTTCTAGTTTTCTAAAACCAAAAGACCAGCCTTTAAGTTGTCGATTTTCTGCAAGTTGTACTACTTCCGCATCAGATACAATAGCTTTTGCGTATAAACCAATGCTATCTTCTCTTAATTCTAGTGAGCCGTCTTGTTGGTCTCCCAATTTTCTGCGGTGATTGAAGCGTAACTCTACATTATTATTACGTTGTAATGCAGAATTGAACGCACCACTTTGTACTTTTTCTAAAAAATTACCCCTTACATCACGAATAGGTTTACTTAAACGTTCTGTAACATTTACATAACCCTCAATCGTAACTGCACCATTACGGACTTCAATTTTCATCATTTTCACCCCCTTTCGTTGATTTTAGTGTAGTTAAATCACCAAGTACACCAGTATTCGGTGTGTACACTTTCTTCGTTTGTGGATAATAGAATACGTTCGCAAGGTTCATGCTTACGAAATCAATACCCATAGGAGATAAATCTTCACGTTGACGAATTTCATCCACGTTAATCCAGTTACTATCTAATGCAGTTTTATATGCATTAAAGCGTGTAAGCATATCTGCTTTTAATAGATCATTCATATCTAAGCTAAAATACAGATTACCCTTTTCAGTTTCAAGCAGCATCGAACGATTGATAGCTTCAACAAAGCAATTTACGATTGGCATAATCGTAGTTTTAACAAAAATATTAAATGCTTTTTCATCTGTAAAAGTTTTGTCAGTAAAACCAAACAATTTATAAATTAAATCAGCATTTGTCTGTTTGCTTTCGTTGAGTTGGTTTTCTACGGCAGTACTATCAGCACTTTCAAATGTAATACCCTTATTAAGTACAATTACATCACTAGTGCCTAGCTTAGCCGTCATCTTTCTCCATGCTTTTTTGAGTGCATCAAGCGCTTTGACTGTCAATCTCCCCTCAGATTTAAGGAAGCCTTTACGCACACCTTTACTGATTACGCCATTTTCGTATACAAGCGCATTGTACATGCTAGAGATATGTATAGCGTTATCATCTAATAACCCTCTACCATGCACCCCATCGTTGCTATTTCTAACCGCACGCATGATATTAAAGTTATCGTAGTAATTCCCATCCACTAAGAATAGTACAACCCTATCAATTAGTTTACCGTTATCAAGGACACTTACACGATATTTAGGTAAGTATTGTAACGATGTAGCACTGTTACCATCTTTTCCAATATAACAATAACAAGCACCTTCCATAATTAGATCATTAATCATGGATTGCTTTGTTTCAAACGCACCTAGTGTTGAATTTGTTTCAATGTTCAATAGCTTTGTACGTTCATCATCTGTGATTTCTGTAATAGTATTACCATCTCGTCTATATAGCTTGATAGGAATACCAGCAATAATGCCACTAATCAAAAACAATGCACTTGCTACCGCTGGCACACTTAATGCTTGCCTACGTGTTACTGTTGTAGATGCATCAAAGCTAGGAAGTCCTAAGTCCACATCGTCAGCCGTATCAATGAATGAGTTTTCACTTACTACCGCTTCTTCTCTGACCTCTAAACCAAAGATATTTTTAATTAATCCCAATATTTCACCCCCTTTCTACATTTGCACTACCCAATCAAGGGTACTATTAAGCATATAATTTTGATGTAATAGATACATCGCATTGATGCCAGCTACTACCCTTTACCTCTTGATTTTTTCTTGTTTACATACCTATTCATGTTAGTATCGTACACGCATCGTGAGTTTTCAAAGTTGATTTCTAGTAATTTGTTACCTTTTTCATAAACAAGATTGCCATCAGCGACTAATTCTGCAAGCCATTTAGTCGCAGGATGCAACACACTTGAATGTTGTTTAATCTCAACCATCGTATATCCAGCATCTTCTAACTTTTGTGCAGTTGATAGTGCATTATACCTATCATAGCCAATACCCATTACAGTAACCCCATATTTGGCTTCTATTTGTATTATGTAGCGTTCAATAGCACCATAATCTACTGTACGATTGCCACACGCTAGACAATATCCAGCGTTAATAAAATCACGATATGGAATACGTTCCAGTTTTGATTTTTCATCTATTCTATCTTCTGGTACAAAGGCCACCGCATCAATGTATACCTTTTCTGTTTCTTCATCAAATGCAACCATAGATACAGCACAGTTATCGGTAGTCATAGCTAAATCGACACCAAGAAATACTTCTCTACCGCTCCAGTCGATATGATCTACTGCACCTTTCTGTAAGTCAGCTACGTTTACAAAGCTTTCACTACCAGCACCACTATATATGATATTGCAATGCTTTGTTATAAAGTTTTCACGCTTGCTTTCAATCTCTATAGCTACTTGTCGTTTAGATTTCAAGTCATCCATGATTTCTTCCATTTCAATGGCTAGTGGGTTACTTTGTTCAAGTACTTCATCATTCGTTGCCCATCCTTTAGTATCATCTGGTTCATATAACAAGGCGAATACCTTATCATCATCTACTGCACCATTCAATACACGCTTTGCATAGTCCACTTCATCTTCAAATGGATTGTTAAGTGTAGGATATTTAGTTGAAATTATGAAGCCTAACTTGTTTAAGATAGTTAATTGCCCTGACCTCATAGCTTCAATAGCATATGTATTAGGCAATGCACCTGTTTCATCTACTAGAAATACGCTAGGCAACTTACCATCTAATCGCCCTGTTGAGTAGTTAAGAGGTGTATATCTATTTTCAGTTATATTGCAGTGGATATAATCACGCAGTATTTTAAACTTTTCTTTGCCATTCATCTTCCCCAGTAGTGCTGGACTACTTCTGATTATCTCTTCAATAGCAGTTTTAATCTCACGAGATAATGAACCATCTGGAGCAACTGAATAGAACTTAGAAAACTTAGGCTCCATGAAAAATAGCAAAATAAAAAGAATAGCAATTATAAATGTCTTGCCATTCTTTCTACATATCTCAAGTATTGCGTTTTCATATCGTCTTTTGTCTTTATTGTTACGTTCAACTGTACATAAAATTGCCGTAATGAAAAACCATTGAAAGCCTGCCATAGCATCATATACTGTCATATTCGCCTTTAACCCTTTAGGCATTATTAATAATTTCAGTAATTCTCCAATAGTTCGTACCTTATTATCATCAATAATGTACTGTCTATCCTTATTATTTGCAATATTTAAGAACTCTTTAACCTGTAATTTTACATACTTTGGTGCATTGATAGTACCTTTTGCAACTTCCATTGCGTACTGATAGGCAGGATGTTTTTTATCCACTTAATACACCCCCTTGTAGTACGTTTAGCAATGGATCTTGTTCTTCTTCTTTTTGATTAGCTACAAGCACTCCCAGCTTTGCCCTAGATTGTGGAGATAGACACAATTCATCACATAATTTTAAATAGGTTCTTACTAGTTTTTCTTGTGTTGCCACAAACTCCCTATCAATCGCAAGTGTAGGCCTTTTGGCTACACGCTTATTTGCCGTATGTAACATATCAATAGCTACGCTAGCTTGAATAATTGTTTGTGTATCTAATCGGCTTAATACTTTAATGCATCCACAATAAAATGAAATGCTTCTAATTGTGTTTTAGTTAGATAGCTTGGCGGTTCTATTTCCGCATCATCAATAAACGCATTTTCTACAGCTATACGCTTTTCTTTTTCTGCCTTTGTTAAATGCTTCTTTGTAGTCCTTGCTGATACAGCCTTTCTCATGTGTCCACCTCCTTTCCTCTGCATTGCAGCATCCTTGTATAGTCACTATATAAATAAATATATATTCACGTACGCACGCATGTCCCATTAGGGAAAATTGTGTAAATTGTGGTGAGCAGTACGGTCTTGGACTTTTTCGCCAAAAAATTATTTTATGGTAGGGGGGCTACTAATTATTTTTTTCAAGTACTCCCTCTTATATTCTCCATGGTCTGCTTTGTAGTGATGCATCTTGCACAATGTAATCAAGTTTTTCTCATCAGTACGCTTCTTCCATGCTTCGTGTAATGGTTCAATGTGATGCACATCTAAGCGTTGCCCTACACTAATATAATTATCTTCGTGCAAGCATAATCTACATAAATGTTTATCACGTTCTAATATATCTCTTCTGCAGTCTTGCCATTCAACACTGCTTCTGAACTTCCGTTCTTTCCTTCTGCTATCGGATGCATTTGCATGCTCCTGCTTGTAGTTGCGCTTTGGCTTATGTGGACATTCTCCTTCATGTATTCCTCCACAATAGCTACATGCTTTTAGCATTGCATCACCTCTACTTTAATACCGTATTGCTATTACGCTTTAACTTCCCATGTGTCCTTCTACATAATCCACAATTAGTTTTTCTTGCATCATTCTGTGTTATGTAGCTTTGACATATTCCCTCATATTCAATTGTGTCTGCAGTGCAGATACCATATTTATTATTAAGGCATCTATCCCTGTTACAACATATTCTAGTCATACATCATATCCCATTGCTCTACGATTAATTGCATATGCTTCATCATATGTAATCCCTTCACGCTCTGCTACTTTATTTAAGCAATCATCTTTAGTTGGATATTGTCCACTATGTGTATTGATATGGCATTGTGTACAGAGTTGTATTAAGTTCTCCTTAATATCTCCGCCACCGCTTCCACGTGTATTAATATGATGTGGTTCTATATTTGTTCTTTGTCCGCATATTTCACAATATTGCTTGCGAACTTCTTGTATCATTTTCTTGGATGTAATTCTTTTATGCTTCATCAAATACCCCTTATAAACTAAAAAGGACCGCATCATACTGTGTTGTGCGACCTTTGTATGATGTAGTCCTTAATAGTGTGTAGTTTTTCTAGGAGGCTTGTTGAAAGTGTTCTCTTCATCCATGCCCACATATAGTATCCCATAAATTCATAGTCAAATACTATCAACCTTTTTGAAAATTTCTTCAAAGTTTCTAATTGCTCTTTTATGTAGGTTGTGAATGTTTTGCACTGAACAGCCAATTAATGCTGCCACTTTTCCCCATGTATGCCCATTAACATATCTATCAATCAGTACGCTCTTTTGTTTGGAATTAGGTATGGCATTAATAAGAAATCTTGCTCTTTCCCTTTCTCTTAGGTATGAACTCCATTCTCTCATTAGTTCATTTGATAGTGCATCAATGTTTGCTATCTTATCTTCAAAGGTAATCAGTTGCCCTCCGCTTACAATGTCTTTGCTATAGTCAATTGCTTGCAAATACATGATATCTTGTTGCAGCCTTAACACTTCTCTTTCCTTACATTTGATATTCAAATCAGTATCACGTATCTGATTTAAATATTCCCTTCCTGTCATCGGCTATTATCTCCCTGTTCCTTTAATTTATCGGTCCATTCTTTCCATATAT